AGGATAGCCGGGAGGCACAAGCTTTAGTTTTAGCTTGTACTTCCGGAACAAATCGAACCAGAGCTTGTAGAACTGGGTATATACATAGTCCCGCTCCCCAAAGCACAGAATGTACTTAGGGGTTAAACGGTTTGCTATGATATAGAGCCAGCTCTCTAAGGCACTGAGCCGATTTGACGGGGGGCCCTTTAGGAAAAAGGGCCGGACGTCATCACCACGGAGATAATCTCCGCCGCAACTCTCTCGGAAGCCTTCATCTGCAATAAAAGTTTTCTCTTTGTTGCAAATGAAACCGACTGACTCCATCATTTCGATAAATAATGTAGCCATGTCAGAAGGTACAATGCAGTCATCGCCAAAGACGGAACACAGCAACCGATCGTCCCATTCAGGGAACATATCGAGCGTGCCTTCCATCTCTAAGCGTACTGCATGTGCCAGGCTCCAAAAGATTAGCGTTTCAAGCGGAAAAGTAACCGCGTTTCCCATTGTTGAAAACATATTCAATCGAACGGGTTCACCCTCAATGAGGATGTCCGTCGATCGAACCATGTCACAACAATCAAACCATTGCCGTGGCAGAAGCCACTTTAACAGATCGATACTTACACAATCACTTGCTGACGACCAGTCAATCGTAGCCTCTCGGCTATCAATTGAAGCTTGTCGGGCACGTGATTGGTGCATAGTAGGTAGAAGCGCTAAATCCAAGCCGCACCGTTCCATACGAGCATACATCATTTCCATCAGGCCTTGCTGCAAAAACATATTAGCAGTAGGTTCAATGGCGATCATACGATCGATGGTGGTGTTTTTTGGGACTGTAGTAGCACGAGACGCGTCACTGATTTGATACCAATCCCCAACGGGGTTGGCTCTGTTAAAAGAATCCAGAGCAAGCTTCATCATCTGATCGAAGCCCAGATATCTCTTCAGTAACGGCAGAGCTCGCGTTGATACACTAATAGGCCACTTAGACTTCGCCTCCAGCGAAGTATCCGAGTAGGATACTCCAATAGAGGTTCCGGTCCCATGTTTACAACATTGGAACCATTCGTCTTCAGTGAACGGCGAGAGGACACTAGCCATAATGGCCCGAGCGCGGATCAAGATATTGACCCTAGGCTCGTACCATGACTGCGGGTATTTCAAGTCAGGAGG